TGCCATACTGCATAATGGCATAGAGCTCCCTGAGTAAGAAGAGTTTCAACCTCTTCATCGAGGGGATTGTTAAGAGTGAAACACCAGTTGCGGGCCTGCGGTCTAGCATTTGCGGGCATGTGGTGACAAGGTTGTGGTGACAAGGTGAGTTTAGGTAATACTGAACTAAACTCACTTTTTTTTGGATAGGGTCAAATTTTTTCACACTTCTTTATTTGGTACAGTGTTTGCCTCGCGCACGTGTCAATATGGAGCATCTTACGAGTCGCTCCGCTCCCGCCTTGGGAGGTTTACCGCTCGGGGTCTCGCGGCTCGCAGGTTAGACAATGACATCGGTCAATGGATCGAAGTACATGATGTACCAGACTACATCTACTTGGACATCGAAGTCAGTAAAGACGGGGGGAGAACTGGGGTTATTCACGGAGTCGGCACGTGCAATTCCCCAGTTAATGCGCGGACCCTGGGTCGGGCGTTCTAGCGCGACTCCGGAGAAGCCGCTCGGGTTTCCAGCGGAAGTCAACCCGGTGTACTCCCCGATAGTATTCGGGAAGTTGAGCTGCGATGCTAGTTGTTTAATAGGGAAGTAGATAGAGAGAGGCTTCTGCTTCTGACCTTTAGGGGCAATAGTGAAGACCTTAGAGTACTTATCTTCTTTTGCCACACGGGGGTCGATGATCATGGATGCTTGATCATCATCGTACGAGCCAGCGCGTACGATGAGTTGGTATTGCTTAGCTTCAATTTGCTGACGAATCATTTCTTCAGAGTTATCCCAAGTAGTAAGGTTCACACCGGACGAGTTGATGCGAGGGCGCCAAGTTATTTTCACGCCGGTAACCTTATAGCGCTTGAAGCGTTGCGCTGCTAAGAAGGATCCCTTTGATGCTGGTGCATTAGTAGTCCATGGAGCTACTACCCATGCATAAGGATCATTAAGGAGGATAGGAGCAGTGAGAGTGCCTCCGAAGGTATAGGCTTTTACACCCTGAATCAATCTAGGGTCAGCCATGTTATAGTAGGCGATCTTAGCTCTCAATCTATCGCCTATAGGGTTCTTCAACGACCATTTAGCAGTCTTATTCTTAGCAAAACGAGTAACGTTAGACCTACGTGGTTGAATAGCAAATTTTTTATTTGAATACTTGCGAGCCAAGATCTGTCTCGCTTTCCCGCTTCCTTTAGCGGCATAACCTTTAATGGCCTTCCAATTCCGGGGTTTCTTCGAGCGATAGGGATAAGTAGGGGGCATTGTCCGGACGAGGAGTGAGGACTACTCTGGCGTAATCGTCGTATGAGGCAAATCTAGCGAACTTGCGCTTTTCGGAGAAATAGAGTACTTCCGTGATTCTTCCGGTTATCGGGGTAAGGTCTCCTCCGGTTACCTGGTGGTCCCACCAATCTTTGACTTCGAAGTTGGTGGTAATGTAGAAGACTGTGGCTGCCATTTGACATGAAGTCCCTTTGATGTGAACTCGAACGGCGTATCGGTCGACAATTCGTTTAAAGTCTCCAAAAGATAATGAACTTCCTCGAAAATCCTCGAGAATGACGACTGATTCTCCTCTATATCCATCCCAGAATCCTCCGAGTGAATGTCGATAATATCCTCCTCCATGGGAGAGTGCGAGGTGCTCGGTGAACATGGTCTTTCCAGTTCTTGCGTTTCCCGTAACGAGGACGCACTTGATTGCATTCTTGCTAGATCGTGCTCGGATCTTTGCTTGTTGATAAGCGTCGACAATCTTTGGGTAGCGGACGAACGTGCTGAAGTAGGTGGTTGCATAATCATCGTTGGTGAGTCCAGCGTCGAGTGCCGTCTGGAGTTCGTCCAGGTCCGACCGCTGGCCGGCCCTGGGAATTTCTTCGAAATCTCCTAATTCCGTTGGATTTCCACATGACGTCTCGGGCTTTGTGCAATAAGTGCGATTCTGATCCGGACTGCCTCTTGCAATGGTAAAATGCGCTCTAGGAAGCAGGCGATGGAGCGTAGCCAAGCGGACACGGTTTTTATACGCCAGATACCCCTGTAGATGCGGCGTGCCGTTTGCGCCTCTCTCAGGCTGCCATACTGCATAATGGCATAGAGCTCCCTGAGTAAGAAGAGTTTCAACCTCTTCATCGAGGGGATTGTTAAGAGTGAAACACCAGTTGCGGGCCTGCGGTCTAGCATTTGCGGGCATGT